CAAGCTAAACAACAATCCAAGAGGATAACAACTAATGGCACAAATAACAGCAAGTGACTTCCAACAGTGGAAGGAAAATTCTGTAACAAAAGCTTTTATGTGGGCAGCACAAGAAAGAATTGAGGATGGTATGAATGTCCTCTCTACCACAGCCGGTATGGATCTAATTCAGGACAATTATATGAGGGGCTTCATTGCCGCATATCGTGAGTTAGAACAGTTTCGTATTGATGATATTGAGGGGGATGAGTTTTGATTAGTCTCCTGCTACATCATGTACTCATCCAACTAGATGAACCAGAAGTAAAGACTGCCTCTGGTATTATTATTTCTCTGGATGAGAAGAAGGAACGAAAGGCTGTTGAGTATGGTACTGTAATTCAAGTGGGGCCAAGAGCCTTTATTGATTATGGACGTGATCCAAGTATTCTCTCACGAGGAGATAGGGTTTGTATCAATAGGTACTCAGGTAAGGAAGTAAAAGATACTGATGGTACAGAGTACCTGATTGTAAACGACCAAGACATCTTGTGTGTCGTAAATAAAGAATAGGATATAGAATGCCTGAAGAAGTTATCGTCTCAAGTGAGCAAACAGAAACTACCCAAGTGGAACCCACTGAGGTTACTACTACCCCTGTTACACAACAGGCCCCCAGTAAAGAAGACCAAGCCCGCGAACAAGGATGGGTCCCCAAAGAAGAATGGACAGGTGATCCTGACAAGTGGCGTCCAGCCGCAGAATTCGTTGACCGAGGAGAACTCTTTGGAAAAATCGAAGGGCTAGGCAAAGAACTTAAAGAAACTCGTAAAGCACTGAAGATGCTTCAAGAGCACCATACTAAAGTCAAGGAGACTGAGTATAATCGTGCTGTTGAAGAACTTAAGTCACTACAAAAGAAGCATCTAGAAGACGGTAATTCTGATGGTTATCTAGAGACTACAGAACTACTCACGGATCTAAAAGCAGAACAAAAGGCACGTGCGGTTGTTGCAGAGACTGCTCCTAATGTACCACATCCGCACTTTGTCGAGTGGACAAAGCAGAACATTTGGTATAATAAAGATCAGGAGATGCACGAATACGCCGATGCTGTTGGATTGGGATATGCCCAGCAACATCCTCACCTTGAACCAGAAGAGGTTCTTGAGTATGTTAGCAAACAAGTACGTGGTCGCTTCCGCGAACGTTTTGTAAATCCAAACAGGAATAAACCATCTAGTGTTGAGGGGAGCGGTACTCCACCAAAGAAGCAAGATTCGTTTGAACTCACACAAGAAGAACGTAAGGTAATGAATGCTTTCGTACGCACAGGTGCTATGTCAGCAGATGAGTATATTAGTGACCTAAAGAAGATTAGGGGTGTAAAATGACCAATGAGAAAACAGTGAGAAGCACACGTGTAACACGCAAGCCCTTGGCGCAACGAGGGCCACAAACGATTTCCGGGGAGAAAGATCCCAACTACGTATATCGTTTCGTGAATGATACTGGTAGTCGTATTGAAGTCTTCAAACAGGCTGGATACGAGCTAGTAACAACGGATGAGCTAACCGTAGGTGATGCTCGCGTAATGGATTCCACTGATCTTGGATCATCTAAACGTGTTGTCAGTAATGATGGCACTACCTCATACCTAATGCGAATTAAGAAAGAGTGGTACGATGAAGATCAGAAGGCGAAGGCCGATCTCTTGGCTGAACAAGAGAAGGCCATGACAAAGGAGGCTTCTTCTGGTATGTATGGAACACTAAAGGTATCTAATAGCCCGTAAGAAGCCATAATTAATCTGAAAGGATTTTAATGGCAAACGTTTCTAAAATTAATGGGTTCCGTCCTATTAAACATGTAACCGGAGCACCATACAACGGCCAAGCAAATATGTACGCCGTTGCTTCTGGTGACTCCACCGCCCTATTCGTGGGCGACGTAGTAAAGCTGGCTGCTGATGGTAATGCTGCTGGTATTCAATATGTAACTGCTCATGCTGCTGGTACTGCTGGTACTGGTCAACCTGCTCTAGGTGTTGTTGTTGGTGTTATTAATACCAAGCAAGATCCAGTAGAAGGTCGTATGACTGGTGGTTCAATTGCTCTGGATACTCCTGTGTATCGTGTAGCTTCTACCGAAGGCTATGTACTAGTTGCAGATGCACCAGATGTTATCTATGAAGTTGAAGCAACCGCTGCAGGTTCTGCTTACTCCTTCGCAGTTGCTGATGTTGGTACTCATGCTAACCTGTATGCCGGTGCTGGTTCTACTGTAACTGGTAACTCACAACATTCACTGAACATGAGTGATAAGGGCACTACATCAACTCTCCCATTTAAGATTGTTGGTGTGTCCAAGAAGATTGACAACGAAGTAACTGGCAACTACACCAAGGTTCTCGTTCAAATTAACAACCATCAGTACAAGTCCGTCGGTACTGTCGGCGTTTAATAGAGGAGGATAAAAAATGTCAGGTGTTATTACTAGTTCCAGTTTTGCCAAACTACTTTGGCCCGGTCTTAACTCAATCTATGGTAAGTCATATAATGACTATCCTACTGAGTGGGACAAACTCTTCGAGAAGAACTCTTCTGATCGTGCATACGAAGAAGATCTCGGTCTAAGTTCTTTCGGTCTAGCAGCCGTTAAGAATGAAGGCGCTCCAATCCAGTATGATACTGAGCGTCAAGGCTTCACCTCACGGTACAACCATGTTGTGTACGCCCTTGGCTTCATCATCACTCGTGAAATCTACGAGGATGACCAGTACGGTAAAGTCGGTGCCCAAAAGGCTAAGGCTCTTGCCCGCTCAATGCGTCAAACCAAGGAAATCGTTGGTGCAAACGTCTATAACCGTGCCTTCTCAGGCTCTGGTTTCCTAGGCGGCGATGGTAAGACTCTTCTTGCTAACGATCACCCCAACGTAGCTGGTGGTACTTTCTCAAACGTTATCGCAACTGCTGCTGACCTATCAGAAGCTGCCCTTGAACAGGCTGTTATCGACATCGCCGGTTTCCGTGATGATCGTGGTCTGCTAATTGCAGCCAAGCCAGAGAAGCTGGTTGTTGCTTATCAACAAACCTTTGAAGTCAAGCGTATTCTTGGCGCTGATGGTCGTGTTGGTACTGATCTGAATGATCCTAATGTCCTTAAGGATATGGGTCTATTCAGCAACGTTGTTATCAACCACTATCTAACCGATGCAGATGCTTGGTTTATCCTTACTAATATCAAGGATGGTCTGAAGTACTTCGAGCGTCGTGCTGATGCTTTCGAGATGGACAACGACTTCGATACCGAGAACGCAAAGTTCAAGGCAACTGCTCGTTACTCATTTGGTTGGTCAGATCCACGTGCTATTTATGGTTCGGCTGGTGCCTAATTAACCTAACCCTCTTCGGAGGGTTTTTTAGAAAGGAATAATTATGGCAGCTTATGGCGTAGGTCCCGCAGGTGTTACTACAATTACACCAGCAGCACGGGACCCGTATGTAAAACTGGGTATTGTTGAAGTAGCAGATGGCTCAACTGGCTTTGCAGCTTTTGGTCTACCAAAGTATGCAGTTGTTGTTGGTGTCTATACTATCTGTACAGGTGCTAATGCATCTCAGACAGTTAACGTTGGTTTCACCAATGGTGGTACTGATCTGGTAAATGCCTTTGCTCCTAACTCAACAGGTTATGCAGCATCTGGTGCACAGACAGGTACTCAGGTTGGTGTCCAACAAACAGCAGACAAAACTGTTTATCTAAAGGCAAGTGCAACTCTAACCACTCCGGTTATTGTTAAAGTGGAATATACCATTCCTCCACAAGGTCTGAGTCTGTAACTCCATAGGGAGTATATTGTGTTAACCCGCAGTATGCTCCCTATTTTTTTAGGAAAATAATATGCGTCCACAAGTAATTAGCATTACAGGTACAGGAACAACGGCGTGGATTCCACTAGATTATAAACAAAGTCCATTCAATGTAGGTCTTGGTGCTGTAGTAAATGGTACTGTTACATATGATATTGAACATACCTTTGATGAGGTGTTTGATCCAACTGTAACACCAACAGCTTTTAAACATTCAACAATGACAGCAAAGACTGCAAATTTCGATGGCAATTATGCCTTCCCTATTCGTGCTGTGCGTATCAACAATACAGCAGGTACGGGTAGTACAACTCTAACAATCCTACAAGGACTCCGATAATGAATATTCAAGACATCGCCGATTTTATTGATCTTGTTAAGAATCCTGAGAAGTATGAGAAGATTCTAAAGAACCTACAAGATGAACAAGGCCGCTTGAATGCTGCTATCGAAACTGTAGGTAAGGCATCTGAACTAGATAGTCTACGTAAGGATGTTGAGAAGCAACGAGATAAACTAGAAACTC